GTGCTGATGCTATTGCAGAAGAATGTTTGGAGATAATAGATGCACCTCCTCCTTTGTGCGGTTCTGAGGGCAATACAAGGCTAGATCCGGCAGCAGTACAAATGCAAAAGAACAGGGTAGAAGCAAGGCTCAAGTTGTTAGCTAAATGGAATCCTAAGAAGTATGGAGAGAAAGTAGGAGTAGAAGCAAAAGGAGATATTAGTCTGACCATTTCAACAGGCGTTCCACAGGTGTAAAACAAGCGTTGATCAAACTAGATTACACACCTCGGTCTTGGCAAAGAGAATGCCATGTAAAAAAACAAAGGTTTAGCGTTTACGCATTGCACAGGCGATCAGGCAAGACAGAATTGGCCATTATGGAGCTAATAGATAAGGCCATGAAGACAGATAAAGAATTAGGTATGTTTGTGTACATTGCACCGTTCCTGAGACAGGCAAAAGCGATTGCATGGGCAAGGCTAAAACAGAAGATAGAACCATTGCGTAGAACCTCTGTAATCGACATAAACGAGGGTGAGCTATCGGTCAGGTTTAAACATAATGGAGCAATCATTAGATTGTTTGGTGGAGACAATCCTGATGCCATGCGTGGACTACGTCTGGACGGAATCGTGATGGACGAGGTGGCCCAATTGAAAAATGAATTGTGGACAGACATAGTGCAACCTGCACTCTCTGACCGTTTAGGTTGGTCAATATTCATTGGTACACCTCAAGGTATTAACTTGTTCTCTGAGTTGTATTACAAGGCCATAGAGGAGGACGGATGGACAGCAGCCAGATACACAGTGTTCGACACAGATAGCTTGCATCCAGATGAGGTAACTCGTCTCAAACGTGATATGAGTGAGACATCATTTGCAAGGGAATATTTATGTGACTTCTCAGCAGCAGGTGATGACCAACTTATTGCATTGGCAGATACCGAAGTAGCAGCACAACGTGTATACCAGAGTGACCATGTCAGATTGTTCCCAGTAATCCTTGGCATCGACCCTGCAAGGTTTGGTGATGACAGATCTGTGGTGTTCAGAAGGCAGGGCAAACAAGCATTTAAGCCTGTTGTATATCGAGGTATAGACAACATGGAACTGGCAGCCAGAGTAGCCAATCTGATAGAGGAACATAACCCAGATGCAGTGTTCTGTGATGCAGGTGCAGGTAGTGGTGTAATCGACAGATTAAGGCAATTGTCATATGACGTAATCGAAGTACCGTTTGGTGGCAAGGCACTAAAACAACAGCAATACATCAATCGTAGAAGTGAGATGTGGTGGTTAATGAAAGAATGGATAGAAGAAGGTGGTGCAATACCAAACGATGTAGCCCTAAAACAAGAACTAGCAACACCGATATACTGGTACGACAATGTAGGTAGGCGTGTATTAGAAAGTAAGGATCAAATAAAGAAAAGATTGCAGGGTGCAGGGTCACCAGATTTAGCTGATGCATTAGCACTAACCTTTGCCCTCCCAGTAGCCAAGAAAGTACCAGAGGATATATACATCAAAAGACGTAAACAAGCTACAGGTAAGACGGAATATGACCCATACAGCAGACTTTAATTTTGTTCGTGTAGCACATGGTCTAGATGTAGAACCATTGCTTAAATTGTTAGACGATAAACCAGAATTATGGACAGAAATAACAGCAAGGCAAAGTACGACTAACTCACCACATAAAGATACCGAGTGTATATACGTTAGAGGGCCATTAAAAATGAGTTTGTACTACGTCATGCACGATTTAGGATCATATGACTACCCATGTATGGAATATTTAAAAGATGCACTTGTACCATTAATGCGTCCAATATTAGAAAAGTTAGAGGTTAAAGAGATGGGTCGGGTACTTATTGTAAATCTCAAACCTAGTGGCCATGTAACCAAACATAATGACCAAGGATTGTATGCAGATCATTACAGCAGGTTTCATATTGTACTTAAATCTAACCAGTGGTGTAGCCAAACTTGCGGAGATCAGAAGCAAAAGTTTGAGGTAGGCGATGTCTGGTGGTTTAACCACAAAAAAATACATACAGCGGACAATGTTGGCATGACAGACAGAGTGCATATAATATTTGATTGTAAGACCAAGTATTTTTGTATGGATGGTGTGACCGTAACTGGCGATACAGCCATTACTCTTGATGAATGTGGAGTAGTTAATGATTAACATTACACTAGCCACAGTTGATGAGATGTTGGCACAGGCAAATGTCTTGTTTGAGGAGCATTACGAAGAGATTGCTCGTAACAAACAGATTATGAAGCTAAAGCCAGATGAAGAAACGTACCGCAAAATGGAGTCGGCACGGCAAATCTTTATTCTCTCAGCACGGCAAGATGATGTATTGATAGGTTACTCTGTTAATTTTGTCACTAATCATTTACATTATGCCGATCTGCGTATAGCCCAAAACGATTTGTTGTTTATCAGCAAAGAACATAGGGGTGGCAGAATTGGTTTAAAGTTGATTAGAGAAACAGAAAACCATGCAACATCACTTGGATGCAAACTAATGCTATGGCATTGCAAAGAAAACACCACTTTGTCTGGTTTGTTACCAAGGATCAAATACGGTGTACAAGACATTATTTATTCCAAGGAGTTATGACATGGGAGTTGTAGCAGCGATTGCAGCAGTTGGATCTACAGTTGTAGCTGTAACATCAGCCAACAACCAGAGAAAGGTGCAAGAAAGAGCATTAGAAGACCAACGTCAAGCTAATGAACGTGCAGAACAACGTGCTAAAGCAGAGGAACAGAGAACAGAGCAAGAATACAACAGAGCCAATAGGCAAAATGTTGACGTAGAAAGTGCATTGGATGCTAGTGAATTATCAGCACAACAGGGAGCATCTGGAACATTGCTAACTGGCAGTATGGGAGTAGATCCTAATACTTTAAACCTTGGTCAAAACACATTATTAGGTGGTTAACTAATGAAAACCAAGAGAAATAAACTACTGACAAGGTGGGGTCACCTAAGATCAGAAAGGGCTACTTGGTGGTCACATTGGCAAGAAGTGACAACATACTTATTACCGAGAAACGGACGTTATTTTGTACAGGATAGAAACAAAGGCCATAGAAGACATAACTCAATATATGACAATACTGGTACAAGAGCGTTAAGAACGCTAGGTGCTGGCATGATGGCAGGTGCTACATCACCTGCAAGACCATGGTTTAGGTTAGGAACAGTAGACCCAGACCTTAATAAGTTTGCTCCTGTCAAATTATGGCTAAATGATGTAACAGAACGTATGCAATTGGTGTTTACTAAGTCTAATACATACCGCACATTGCACAGTATGTATGAAGAGTTAGGTGCATTTGGTACGGCAGGGTCAATAATTTTACCTGATACAAAAACTGCTATACATCATTACCCTGTAACCATTGGAGAATATGCAATAGCTACAGATTATCAGGGCAGAGTAAACACTTTGTACAGAGAATTTCAAAAAACGGTAGCAGAACTGGTAAGAGAATTTGGATATAACAACTGTTCAACGTCCGTTAAGAATTTGTTTGACAGGGGTAACCTAGATAGCTATGTAACTGTGATACACGCTATAGAACCAAGAGATGATAGGGAACGTGACTTTCAGAAAAAAGATAATACCAACATGGCATACAAATCTTGTTATTTTGAGCAGGGCGGTGATGGCGAACAGGTGTTACGAGAAAGTGGATACAAAGAATTTCCAGCAGTTGTGCCAAGATGGGGTGTTGCAGGTGGCGATATTTATGGTAATTCACCCGGTATGGAAGCATTAGGTGACATAAAACAGTTACAACATGAACAATTACGCAAGGCACAGGGCATTGATTACCAAACAAAGCCACCATTACAAGTACCTAGCTACATGAAAAACAGAGATGTAGATAGTTTGCCGGGTGGAGTTACGTTTATTGATGGGCAACAAGGCAAAATTGAGACAGCATTTAACGTAAACCTTAATTTAAATCATTTATTGGCAGATATACAGGACGTAAGACAACGTATTAATGGTAGTTTTTATGCTGATTTGTTTCTTATGTTGGCAAATGCTACTGATACAAGGATGACCGCAACAGAGGTAGCAGAACGTCACGAAGAAAAATTATTAATGTTAGGGCCTGTTTTAGAAAGGTTACATAACGAATTGTTAGACCCATTAATTGATATTACTTTTAACAGAATGGTAGAAAATGATTTGATACCACCTGCTCCTCCAGAATTGCAGGGTATGGAATTAAATGTAGAGTTTGTATCAATGTTAGCTCAAGCACAACGTGCGATAGGAACAAATAGTGTAGATAGATATGTAAACAGTATGGGTTTAGTAGCACAAATGAAACCAGATGTATTAGATAAATTTGATGCTGACTCATGGGCAGATGGATACGCAGATATGTTAGGCGTTGATCCATCGTTAATAGTTCCCGGTCAACAAGTTGCAAAGGTACGGAAGGCAAGAGCAGAAGCACAACAGGCAATGGCACAGCAAGAACAGGCAAATCAGGCTGCTGAAAATATGGCAAAGGTTGGTAAAGTAGATGCAGGTAATGCCATGGATCTTATGAATCAGTTTAGTGGCTACAATTCACCATCACCATTGGAGGTTTAAATGGACACACCAGACAATTTTAATTACGGCAACATGACAGCCAATTTTAGGATGCGATATAAAAAAATCTTAGAACAAAAAAATAAAGAAAAAGTAAAAAATAATAAAACGGAAAATCCTTTAGAAAGAATTACAAGAATATTGTATGGAGGTAACAAATGAGTTTATACGACAACATACACGCTAAACGTAGAAGAATTGCAAGAGGATCTGGTGAACGTATGAAAAAAAAAGGTGAAAAAGGTAGACCTTCTGCAAAAGATTTTAAAGATGCTGCAAAAACTGCAAAGAAAATGTACCCAAAACAGGCATAGGTGTAACCGTAATCCTGTTATAACTAGATATATTGGAGCATGAGCGAATACAATCCTCTCGATCTTAAAAGTCAACAGAAATCTAAAGACAGTAAAAAGTCTGAAGAAAGAATTGACCGACAGAACGAGGAATCGGATATTAAATGGCTCATGAGCAGCAAGAGGGGTCGCAGATTTATCTATAGACTTCTGGAACTGGCAGGTGTATTTCGATCATCGTTTAACACTAACGCAATGGCAATGTCATTTAGCGAAGGTAACAGAAACTATGGTTTGAAACTCTTAGACCAAGTCCACACTCTCTGCCCAG